AAGCACCTGATCTTTAATTAAAGAGTCATTATAGTCAATCTGTTGGTAAATTTTTGTCAGATTAAATAGTGATGACTTTGACTCATCACGAAACGCGTGTGACTCTGTGCGAGGGAACTGACGATAGAACTCATTGAGTGCATCTGAGTCAGTCTTAAGTGCAGCAACCTCATTATTCCAATAAGTAATAACACCCATTGTTATATCCTCGCCATCGATACCTAAGATTGGTTTCTTTGGATCATCAAGCACAGGCCATCCATACTCATCAATAAAGCCCTCCATGTTCCACTCCATGGGGATAAATAGACTGTAGAGCCCTGACTTTGTCTGACCATTTGCAGATCGCTTGGTTGGGTCACTATCGTAGTATAACTTTTTAAAGTTCTCCCCACCTTTACTGAGTGCATTTGACGTAGAACCCATCATGCACTTGCCAATGATCTTAGAACCTAATCGTAAACACGTTTTAGTAACTCGCCAGTTGTTTAGAATGTTCTCAGGCTTTTCCCACTTACCACTCTCGTCATGAACAAGTAGAAGTAACTTCTCACCGTCATAGCTGTTGTCTGCTGTATTTTTCCAGTCAATGGTAGTATCTAACCCTTCTATGTCATCATCGCGCTCCTCATCCATATTCTTGCGCGTAATCTTACTTGCAGGAACACGGAAGGCTAACTCCGTCTTCGGGTTATCCATACCGTCCTGGATCGGCTTGAAAAAGAAGGGGTAATTTCTAACGATAGGCACTACCTTATCGGTAAACATCTTCTTAGCATCGGCACCTGTCTTTGACAATATACCAATACGAGAGTCTCTAACAATTGTACCTGTGTTAGACGTCTCAGCTGAAGACATAAACGAGAAGCCAGAACGACGGTTCTTTAAGTAGCACATGCCAAATGATCTACTATCTGCTTTGGTAGCCTCCCAGAATATAAAGAATATTCGATTGGACTCACGGAAGTCAGGAAGACCAACATCAATCTTGGTCCACTGTAAGTACATGTAGTGTGTTCCTGTAATATATGTTGGCTTACCATTGTTCTTAAACCAATAACCATACTCTCTTCGATCAAACTCAGTCTCGATCATATCGACATACTTAGACTTGAACGAATTGTCTCTACGGTTCCAATCAAATATTGATTTTATTTTTTGCAACTCAGCAGGATACTCTTGTGCAACCCATTTGTTGCCGCGGTCGTCTATATTTTTTGGAGTTGCCGGAACTGCGATCTTTAGACCATTTATCTCATAGATTTCGCCAATGGTTCCATCCTTAGATATAACAATAATATCATATTCCTTATTGTACCCATAATCCCAACTTTTCTTGCTATTCTTAGTAGTAAGAGCAGTCTTGTGAACATGGTCAGTGACTATACGGTACAGATTATTTTCCATTCTTCATCTTTGCTCTACCCTCAGCAAAACCACTCTTTCCTAGAGTAACCTCAGCTATTGGAGTTTCAGATTGTTTGTTCTCCTCCTCATCAATCTTTAGAAGCATAAACATGGCATCCTCAAACGCCAAACGCTTAGCAGAGGCAGCATTTTTCATCTTATCGGCAGATATATCGTCCTCAGCATGTGTAATGATAGGTTGCTCAAGAACCTTGATCAGTTCATTTATAGCCTTCTTACCAGCCTCTATGATTCTTATTTTTGTATCAGACATAGGTTCTTATTATACATTCTATAGAGTAGTTGATTATCTATCCTAAACTCATACTCACTATCTGGAGTAAAAGATACGACATCTCCTTTAGATACAAAATCATTACTAGGATAAACAACCTCACCCCACAACTCTTCGAATCCACCTATTGTGCTAAACACCTTATCCTCTGATGGTACAGGCTTAATGAACACAAATGGCTCAACGGCCTGCCAATCAGCATCACGCTTAAACGCATAGACCTGATCAAGCTCAGCTAAAAACATATCGTCCATGACGTAATTCCAGCTGCTCTTTTGACGGCCCTTCATGTCGTTATAGAACTTAAATACGTTGTGGTGAACTATGACGGTGTCTCCTGGTTGTACAGGACCGTTATAGTAAATAGGTGTTGCAATTACTTTTGCAAAACGATTAGAAGCCTTGTGGTCTTCTTGGGAGGAACTAATTACGAAGTCGGTATCACCAAACTTCTTAATGTTATCGTACCGCCTCAGACCAATTGGTTCTACAATGAAGCAGTATGGGGATTTCATCAGTAGTCTATTTTATACTCAATTGCAATTGGCATTGTTGGAGAGAAAGACTTCCATCGTATAATCTCTCCTTCCTTAATAATCCAAACACAGATACTACCATCTGATTCTACTCTGATGGTATTAATCTTCCAAGTCTTATCGAGGATCTCCTGACCAACCATGTAGTGCATACACTTCATGTAATCAGGACCAATAGATATCTTTCTAATTATACTCACCTGTTAAAAGGTTTACCTGAACATCGCCATACTTATCATAGATCTCCTGCTGTGTGACAGAAAGATCCATAGTGGCTCCCTTAAGTTGTTCCATGGTTAAAGTCTTCTGCTCTTTAAGGCGCTCAAAAGACATTTCAATGTCAGCGACAGCGAACTTTAAATCGCGATACATTCTGTTGGCTGCGACTAATTTGTCGAGCTCTTCTTTTGTGATTTTATTCATATTATATTAGATTGATATATACCAAGTTAAAAATGTATGGCTGTATTGCAAGCATACTGGTGTATTTGCCGTAAGTGTAGACGGTGCACCAACAACCGACGCGCCACTTGAAGACCAAGTTGTTGTTGCACGAGTAGCTGTTGACATAACAACATACTTAACGCCATCAAGATTTGAGCTAGCGGCTGGAAGAGTAACCGAAAAAGACGGTCCAGCTGTTCCAGTGAAGTACGTGTTTACGTTTGTCAACGTAGCGGCAGTTAGCGCATTTGTTACGACAACTGAAGGAGATTGATTTAAAGCCAACAAAGCTGGTACGCTGAAATTAACAGTATTACCAGCAGCATTAGAACCAAATACTTTTGATCCTGTGCTTGGAGTTTCAGTGTTATAATTTTGTACTTTCATCGTCCTTGGCCTTTATTTTTCTTTACGTAATTCTTAGAAGACTTTAACTTTGACGTTTTGCTTTTAGCATGAACGCCAGGGCGACTAACCTTAATATCCTTCTTGGCTGACTGTTCAATTTTCTTCATGTAGCAAAGTTAACAAAAAAAATGTTACTTGTATGGAACGTAAACAGTCTTACTTCCTGAACGCTTAGCAACAAGAATTTGTTTGCGTTGTTTACCGGTAGACTCATAACTAACATGAACCCAGTCAGGATTAGTATCTGTTCCAAATTCCCAAATCATTTGGTCAAACTCTAGATTGTCCTTGATGAAGTGGAAGATCTGAGCATTTGTAATGTCAGTACCATCCATGTCAATATCAATCGCTTCACCCGTGCAATGTTGACTGGACAATGAGCCCCCAACCGCAGTATTTAAAGCTTTGCTTCTGTATCCAGATGAAATACGGATAGGCTTACCGAAGTGGTCACGGATTGGTTGAAAGACCTTCTCAGCCAACTTCTTAAAGTTCTCAATGTGTTCAGGTGTTGGCATATTGCTAATGCCTTTACGTTTTGCAGTTTCGCTACGAGTTACTTCTGACAATGCTAAATTTTTACTTAGTTGCATGTTTTATTTTTTAAAATATAATACTGACTCAGCCTCTCTTCTTCTGACGAGACCCTTTAATGTTTTACCTCCTGCTTTAACCCACTTCATAAACTCTAATTTAATAGACTCATCTTCTGGATTGGCATTTACTTTCTTCAATAGAGTAGAAGACTTTAAGTTAGCAGGACCTAGGTTGTAAGCAAACGACACCAACGCATCAAATTGATTTTGATTGATGTCATCTCTACAATAGCTGTCAACATACTTCTCAAAGCTAACGAGCATATGCTTAAGCAAATCTACAGCCTCAGCTTCAGTTATAGACTTATCAGCCATAGTTACCTTCTTGCCATTAGGATAGAATGTGGCTCCGTATCCAATGGTAGGGATACCTGCTGGACATTTGTATGGCGCTGATCTAAATCCTTCAAATACCTTGATAAGATCAATACCTGCTGTACCTGTCTTAGTTATCTTCATTTTTATCTTTGTTTTTGAGTTTCATGATACGCCCGGCAGTTGTGATGCCAAACGCCCCCAAAGTTAGTAACATAAATCCATCAAAGATAAACTTTTGGATTACTAGTTCGTTGCCAATGATTCCTGTAATGACATCTGTCATCAATACAAATACCATAGCAAAAAACGAGATGACACCAACAAAGGCTTGCTCATTAATTTGATTGTCGTCTGAGATCAACTCTCTGAAAAACTTTTTCATAATTTAAAAATATTTAGTTTAGGTCTCTTTGGTTTTACTACATCGTAGTGCCAACCAACAGGCGGTTCTTTTTGTTTATCGTCATTAGGGCAATCTTCTGTCCTCTTGTAAAAGATTATATCACCCGTATAGTCATCCTTTCTTACAACGTAATCAGATAGATCTACAGCGACTATCTCATTGTTAATGTATGAGTAGTATATCCAACTTCCTTCCTTTGCCCTGTCAATCAGCCATCCTCTTATGGTATCTAACTTATCCTCACGTACAATCTGAAGATCAATTACATTTCTGTACTGAACTACTTGCTGACTATACATCATAAGCACTGTATCCCTAACTGATATAATAGAATCCTTTGTTTTTACATCGGATTTGAATCTGGCAATCTTAGCCTTTTGGCTTTCGAATATTGCGTTTATCGTATCAGCCTGTGCCTTAGTAAGGATGACAACTGAATCGCCATCAATTACCGTCTGAAGTGGGTAACGTGATTGGCTGAAACTCAAACTGCTTACCGCTAGACTGCCTACGAACAATATCCTTTTCATTTGCTAGTTCTTTTTTAATATCTTTTACCACAGACTTTGTGCTATCCAAATCACCAATAACCTCAGACACCATATTCTCAAGATTAGCCTTATCCTCTGTGAGCTGTTTGTTTGCCTCCTTTAATGTACTTACACTCTTTGTGAGCTTCTTGTTCTCACCAGTAAGCTGTATGTTATCCTCAACCACAACAACGTGACCATGTCCGCTTGAGAATACTTGCATTACCACTAGCGTAATGAACAGAGAGCCTACAATGATGAGCTTACGTTTCATTTCTTACTTAAGAACATAAGAACTATCTCCTTGAGACTCTTAGAGCTCTCAGTGCTTTCTGTAAGCTTGCTGTCAAGCTTCTCACGATACTCACCCTCTAGATCGTTTACCTTTGCCTTAAGATCATCCTCACTCTTCATAAGCCTATTGAGAAACATCCAACACAAATAACCAAGCGCTAGGACAGCAAATCCTAACACACCATACTGAGTTAATACTTCAAAAGGACCAAATGACATTATTTGTTATCTAGGTGTCGTTTGATAAATACCCAAGCCACATAGCCAAGTGCTAGTGCCACTAATCCAATTGGTCCATATTCAGACAATTGGCTAAATACACCAAAATCGGGTGCCGTTGATACTGTGTCCATTATCTATTAATTATTAATTGTTTGACTGCGTCTGATAGCTCAGCTACACTTTTAGCTAAGTTCTTTATCTCAAGTTGAGTTTGCTCTTGTATGGCTTGATATTTAAGGCGTGACTCCTGTTCTACAAGCTCAATTTTTCCTTTGAGCTTGCCTGCATCCTCAGTATTTTTACGAACATCTGCGTGTACCATTCTTAAAAAATATCCTATAATAGCTATGGCCGTAACCATTCCAAACTGAATCAACTCTTGCATTATCTTTTGATAAATCTATAAACAAAATAAAGTATAGCAAAGATAATTAAAATCGGCAACAAGTTATTTAACAGCTTCTTCCACCATGGAGTCTTTTCATAGTACTTAACAGGTATCTTTCGCTCGATAATTTTATCTACGTAGACAGTGTCACACTTACCTTCAATGAACACCTGATCACCCTTCATCCATACCTTTACCTTCAACTGCTCTTTCTCTAAGAAGATAGTATCAAGTAAATCATTCACCTTGACAACTGTGTCAACCTTAACCTCAGGTACAACAACTCTGATAGTATCATGAATGGTGATACTATCGGTAGTTATTAACTCAGGATGCTTTTCAATTAGTCGAGTGAACCTAGCTTTCGGACTGCACGCTATCATCGTTAGCGCTGTCAGTATTATTAGCAGATGCTTCATTTAAGATGTTTAATAATGGGATACAAAATTTACCAGGCATTTCTGATAATAACACCTCGATTTTTTTTACTTGTTCTTCGTTTAAAGTGATCATGTGATATTAAATTAAAGTTACGCCAATAGCGGCAGCAACATACTCGTTCACTACGTTGTTGTCAGTACCCCAAGCTGCGAACTCTTCCTCAGTCAAAGTGTAGTTACCTTGCGATAGTTGTAGTCCGTCTTCCGTTAGGAGCTGCCAATACGTTGTGCAAGTCGTTGCCTCAGTTGTAAAGTTAAGAACTAAAACGGACATTTGCGTTGCCGTTCCTGCGTTTAGTGGGTATACAATCGGCTCGATTGCTACGCCTTGTGTTGGTTGTGTTTTCATATTTTTATTATAAAGATGTTATGGTTTCCCAAGTTGTTGTATATACGCAAAGTTTTGCAAGTGTAGTGTCATAGACTACCAATCCAGCCGCAGGTGAAGCAATAGCGTTGCGTTGTGTTGTTGTCATTCGTGGGGGAAGGAAGCCTTTGGTTGTAGAGTCGATAGCGACTTGTGCGGAATTGTAAGTTGATGTACTTCCTATAACTACTAATTGACCCCCACTATTAATTGATAAATAACTATCAGGCGTGGTTATAGCCGCATTTGTGCTGCTACTTGCTAACCTTAATCTATAACCATTTGAATTTGCTTCAACTTGAATACCTACTGAGCCTGAATGAGCAACATTCAATGGAGTTGATGAATCAGTTGTTTTGACCCTCGCAGTCCCGTTAACGTCAAGTCTAAAGCCTGCGTCTGTGGTGGTTCCGATTTGAACATTACCGCCTAACGGATTAATAGCAATAGGGTAAGCAATTCCATCAATGTTAGAGTGTCGGTGCTGTATTGAAGCTGTATTTGGAGCAACACCCGAAATGGTAAAAACTAAATTAGTAACTCCCGTTGTGCCTCGTGAAATATTAAAATGAGATAAGGCATTTGCAGTAAGGCTCGCTGTTGTGCTTGTTGAATCTACTACCGAAAGCCTTGAAACGGGTGTAGTCGTCCCAATGCCTACGTTGCCTCCATTAAATATAATGTCACCCGACGTAGTCTCAATAGCGCGGTGGGTTACACCTGTCATTGAGGTGAGTGTTGGATTATAATGAAATCCACGAACAATACCCGAATAAGTACCCGTTGTATTGTATGTTGGCGTCGCTCTAAATGATGCATATTCACCTGTACCACTTGATTGTACCCAAGTCATAGAATCTATAAATGAAGAACGCAATCCACTTGCTACTGCAACTGAGTTTGATTGTGTTCCAAATATTCCAGATATTCCAAATTGAAAATTATTTGCCGTGCCACTAAAAAACGGCGCTGTAACTCCTGCTCCTGAGCTAATCGTTATATTAGATGTTACAGTCAAAGCACCTTGCACCCTCGCAGTCCCATTGACGTCTAAACGGAAGCCTGCATCGGTTGTTGTGTTTATTAGGACGTTCCGTGTTGTGGTAAGGCGCATTGCCTCAGCATTATTTATATTAAAGTTTATCTGATGTGTTGATGCTACAAATTCTATGTTGGTTGCAGTTGCAGTTCTATTAATTAAATATTGTGCTTGTAGAGCAGTGGCTTTAATATAACTTTTAAAACCTGCTCCAACAAGTTCTAAACCTGTGGTAGGTGCAGAAGTACCAATGCCTAAATATGCATTCGTATTATCCCAAAACAAGTTCGCCGATTCTTGAACTACATTCCCCGCACCCTCAAACAATACTCTTCCTATTGTACCCGAAGCTATCGGTGTAGTGCC